CCCGCCGCATTTTTCACCAATGCCTCAACCCTCGATATCGTCCCCTCGATATCATTGTTCTCAAAAGCCTCATTAAACGCCTTGGCGATATCTGACACCTCTTTCAATATCCTCTCTCCCATTGGGCGCAAATAAGCCTGTACATTATTCGCCAACAACGTGAGCTGATTATCGGCGGCGTCAGCCATCTTCTCAAACGCAGCCTCTGTCGCACCCAAGGAGCCCTGCAACTCTCCCAAATCATTTGCTGCCGCCTTTGCATTCTTTCCAGTCAAAGCCAGTGTAGCGGCCAGGCCTTCATCCGTGCCAAGCATTTCCTTCATCTTGGAAGCGGAACCACCAGCCTTCTCATAAATCAATTGTAATGCCTCTTGGAAAGTACGACCTTGGAAAGCGGCGTCTCCAAGTTCTCCGGCGGTTCCTTGGATAGCGGCACGGATCTGTGTCATAGCCTGCGCCGTCGGCGTTCCTTGCTTGGTCAATGAAGCGACAGCACCCAACACTTGGTCGATACTAATCCCATACGCAGCCGCAATAGGAGCAACTTGGGCTATGGAGGCTCCCAATTCGCCAAATGTAGTCTTACCCAACCGGACGGTTGTAAAAAGCTGGTCCGAGACCGTACCGGCTTCCTCCGCAGACATCTTATAAGCGTTCAGGATTGTCGTAATGGCATCGGCGGCCGTTTCCGTTTCCGTAAGCCCTCCCACTGCTGCCTTGGCCGAAACTTCCAAAATCTTCATACCATCCGCCCCGTCATGTCCGGCGGAAACAATGCTATATAACGCCTTGGCGGCCTCCGGAGCCTTGATCGGTATCTCTTGGGTTATGGACATGACCTGATTCATGAAACCGGTCATATCATCCGTTACTTGAGTGGAAATGGTCGCCACTTCCAGCATGTTCTTGCGAAATTCCTTCTCAAACTCATACGAGCTCTTGGCCGCTTGCGCAAACGCCGTCGCCGCACTGATACCGATACCGCCAAATATATCAAAAGAGGTGATATCGCTTGCCAGAGTCTTGATAATTCCCATAGCCTCGCGTTTTCCTTCGTACAAGCCGGAGTTGTCGATCCCGGTTACCATGTACAGACTACCCTCCCTATTTTTAATACCCATTTTATCTTTCTGATAAAATATAAATCGAATATTTTTATGTAATCCCTTGCATATTTCAAAATAAGTCCTCACATTTGTGGTGTTCAACGACCAAGGAACAATGTTTAATTATATGAATTTTCCGTGTAGGATTTTTTATGCCCGTATCCCAAGTATAAAGATATCAGGCTGTCAAAATCCCTACTACGTTGCCTATACGTATAAATTCGTATAAAACGTGTTCCTTGGTCGGAATGGGAGGCTGACAGCCTTTTTTGCATCTTATAATTTCATTAGTAAAAATGACCAAGGAACATGAAATTACAAGCGGCGTGAATAATAGTAATGCCACAAGTACGTCCACCCACGAAACGGGTAAGTACTCCACCCCTGAACTGCAAGCCGCATTCGATGCCGGCCGTGCTCTCGGAAGAACCGAAGGTATGCTCTCCTACCAACGCCACATCATGAATCAGCTTTTTGCTGAAAACCAAAAACTCAATCAGAAACTTCAGGAACAGAAAGGAGGTCGGTCATGAGAGAACAATATGTAAGAATACTGGTTCCTAATTACAATCCGGATCCTCTTAGTGTAAAGCAATTCTTCCAAATGCAGAGCTTTGCCAAAGACGTGCAAACCTATTTACCTTATCAAAGTACTACTTTGCTCGATTTCATGTCTATCGCCTACAATTATTGCTTGAAGGCTCGGCAAAATTCGTTGGATAATATGACCTGTTATCGTGACGACCTTAAACACAAGGTTATGTTATTCTTGACGAAATATTATCCTAATGGATTCAAGAAAAACAAGAAATATTTGTCGGATTTATGCCACAATGAACTTTTAAAATACCGTAAGCCTCGCTTCAAACGTGATTTTCTTGGTGAGTATGAACCAATAGAACGCATTTGGTTTATACTTGCGTTACGTGCCTGCCACAGCTTTTTATTGTCTGGACATCTAATGGGCGACATAGATCAATTTGCCTACAAGCTTGAGAAAATAGCTTTAATGATGAAAGGAGAAATATAAGGAAAAATATTTTCCGACTTATATATTACTTCAGAACGTTCTAAAATCCGGAACTCGTGACGGTCTTCCGGGAAAGGGAAATATTCAAGGGCATCGATTGGAGTGTTGCAGACCGTCACATCAGGCACCTCCAGTCTTTGCCCTTTTTCACTTTTGATAGAAAAAATCATGAGACAATTAATGCACGAAGGAGATGTATATCATACAAAATTCAATGGGGACATTCAAATCATACGTTATGGCAGTAAAAAAGATATTGATGTAAAATTTCTTCAAACAGGATATATAAAAACAACAGACGCAACCAATATAAAACGAGGTACGTTAAAAGACCCACTGTATCCCAGAGTATATAATCGTGGTTTTCTTGGAGTAGGGAAACATGAAGCTTCTATAAACAGAAAGCCTACATACAAATATAATTGTTGGATAGCAATCTTCATCCGTTGTTATAACGAATATGCTTTAAACAAACGCCCCACATATCGAGGATGCGAAATTTGTAAAGAATGGCTCAATTTTCAAAACTTTGGAGATTGGTTTGATGAAAATTATATCGAAGGATGGCAATTAGATAAAGATATTATGCATAAAGGGAACAAAATATACTCACCGGATAACTGTTGCTTTGTTCCAGACGAAATAAATAAGCTCTTCATTAAAAGCGATCACTCTCGAGGAAAATATCCTATTGGTGTTACTTACCACAAGACTAACAATCTATTTGTTGCCCGTGTAACAATTGAAGGGAAACGAAAATTCATTGGGAATTTTGACTCCATAGACGAAGCATTCAATGCATACAAAGTAGCAAAAGAAAAAAACATCAAAGATATTGCGGCTAAATGGAAAGAAAAGATTCCTAAAAGGCTTTATGATGCAATGATGAACTACCAAGTTGAATTCACAGATTAAAATAAAAGAGGGTAACATACCCTCTTTTATCCGAATGTCTATATATCAGATACTCTATCCCCCGACATAAAAACATTCTTACTTAGCTAAAACGACTAAGTCAAAAAATCGTAGTACATAATTCTAGGAGCAGGGATAGAATTGCTACTATTAACTGAGCCCAAAGGATCAGATATGTACTATCTTTGCGCACCATTTTATCCTTCATAAAGATAACGTTCTAGATGGTTAGGCCTAGGAATATTATTCCCTGTCGAATAAGCAACACACTTATCCAGAAAGCATAAAACTTTCTGCTCGGCCATGCGCTCAAAAATAATGCTTCGAAAAGCGGTGTAAAGGTACAAATAATTTTGAAACCCAAACCACCTCGTCCCTATTTTTGATTCCCATAATGCGTTTATGGTAAAATATAAAACCTCTTTCATGTAATAGCAACAATCGTTAAAAATTCACTTATAAGTTATTTTTCTCGCATTTTCTTTTGGCTTATCACTTTTTTCTTCGTTCTTTTGTAAAAAGAAAAATTATCGTGGAATTCGAGATTATCAAGATAAAGCAACTGTCAGGCAAAAAGGCTCAGATATATTCTGTTATTCTCGGTCAAGAGGATCAGAGCGTTTTTGAACAATTTCTTCAGAACAACTATTCTGAATACCCAACCGAAATAGAAGATATCGTATCTAAATTGAAAATTATGGCTACAAAAACTGGGGCAGCCGAACATTTTTTCAAGCTAAACGAAGGGAAACCCGGTGATGGTGTCTGCGCCCTATTTGATAGTCCTGATAAAAAATTAAGAATCTATTGTATTCGATTTGCTAACGTTGCTATCGTTGTTGGAGGTGGAGGATACAAACCCAAAAACATTAGAGCTTATCAAGAAAGTTCTTCCTTAAAAAAAGAAGCTGAAACAATGGTTCGAATATCCAGAATCATATCAGAAGCCATCAAAAACAAGGATATACATCTTGATGATAACGGTTTTTTCTTAGGTAATTTAAAATTGAAGGAGGAATAAATATGAACAATACATCTATTTTGGATACAGTACTTGGCAATATAGACACGAAAAGAGCCAAGAACATGGAAAGACGTATGATGCTTGCCGTAAAAATAGCAGAAGGTATCAAAAGGAAAGGTCTATCCCAAAAGGAATTTGCCGAAAAAATGAGTAAACGTCCCTCTGAAATATCCAAATGGTTAAGAGGTGACCACAACTTTACAACCAGCACTCTTTTTGATATTGAAGATGTTTTGAATATCCATCTTATAGATATCAACGAATATTCTCATGCAGCTTGTCCGGCCTCGATATAATAAAAAAATGAATGGACCCCCCCCTGCGGGAGTAACAATGATTAATGCACACGGTATCCTCCTTTTCGTAGGAGGGAAGGAATATTATTTATCGTATGACAGATACCCTTGGTTCAGAAATGCAAAAGTATCGGATGTATTGGACGTGACCATACCGGACGAGGATTCGTTGCGTTGGGACGCAATTGATGTGGATCTTGAGATTGACAGCATAATCCATCCGGAGCGTTACCCAATTACTTTTCGCTAGAAGACACCGCTCTGGTTATCGAGCAGACACTCTGAAGATCTTGACACATTTACAGAGAACAAAAACCGACCAGCCTCACGGTTCGTCGGTTTTTTTACAACCAAAATCACTATGACAAACGTTCTCTACGCAAAGTAATATATATCATACCGGGCTCATTCTTCGAACCCTTTTCTTTTTTTCCGTATCGAAATCGATTACCTCGACCCACTCGCCATGATTATCCCCGGATTCATCATCGTCCACGAGCAGTGATTTGTTCCGGTCGTTCACCAAGTAACCATGTTCCCGTAGCATGGACATGACAAGCGCCAGATCGCTGTCCAATGTCCGCTCATGCGTATACCCGAACGCCTCGTTACATAGCACAAGGAACATGAAGCTACTTTGCGTCACCGGCTCCGACCTACCCAAGTCTCGTTGTTTTCTTGAAGGGCTATTATCTCCTCTTCGCTTAACGGGCTCACAGCTTCCAAAGCTATGATAGTACGAGAAAAAGGGTTACAACCCAGACGAAAGAGGATAGCGTTCAAAAGGATATACAGGTCTTCCCATGTACAATTGTCTTTCAGTACCTCCCGGAACCAAGCGGGCATGTCCCCTTTCTTGTTATGGATACCCAAACATACGATCTCAAAGATCAACTCGTCATATTTCGCCATCAACTCCGACAGTACACTATCAAACGTAACATCCTTATGAGCCACGATAGCATCCTTGTCCGCCTTGTCAATCCGCAAGAGTAACGGCCGTATCCTAAACCCGGTCCTTACCGTGATCGGGGTGATAACGATACTATCACCAACGTTCTTACCCGCCGGGATCGTCTCCGGCTTGAACTCGAAAGGAATCACGACTGACCGACTTGTCACCACGTCGCTCTCAATCTGTAGTGCTCGCTTTACGCTCATGATTTTCCTCTAAAATATAAGAGCCCCGGCAAAAACCGAGGCTCTAGACAACCTAAACAAAAAACATCATTCCGTGTCTTCCGATACGGCCTTCACCGCCCTGCTATACGGGGACGCTTGTTTGCCAGCCGCAGATACCGGTGTCATGATCGTGGCCTTTACCAATAAGAGATCGCAATTCTCCTTATCCGGGGCTTGGCTGATCTTCCCGAACACAGAGCACTTGACAAAGACATATTCCGTGAACTTACCTTGGTACGGCAGGCTCTGTAGCCTGATCGTCTTCAATATCGAGGGCGTAGACAAGGGAGCCTCCCATTTATCACCGGAAACGGTTCCCCCGCAAAACATTTTCATCTCGTCGCTCGTAGGAGAAGGGATAGTGAACTCTATACTGGAAGGATCTCCTTTCCGACTCACCACCGCCCAAGGATCCTCATGTCCCATGGACGTAAAACTAAGCTCCTTGGCGTCCGAGAAATTGAACGTCACCGTATCCACGTCAACGCATTGGGTGAACTCGGTACCGGCTACGCCATCCCCGGGTTCCGCAACTCCTAAATACGCCACATCCAGCGCTAAACTTCTTTCCATATCACTAATCTAATTCTGTTATAACCTCTAATCTAATATTCGTACAATCGAAGCCATCCTTGGCCTCGCCCATAGACTCAGACCAGACGATCCGAGATTTCCAATACATCCCCAACGGCGGCTTAATATCCCGCAACACGAACCTCACGCCTCGTACGGTCTCTATCATCAACTGTCGATCCGATACGCCTTTCGAGGGTCTCTTGACGAAGATATTGATATTTATCGATCCCTTGTTGACATAATCTTTCCCATTCAAGGCCAGAGAGCGGATCGTGATATGATTTCTTTTCTCGCCATCGCCGGATTGATCCTTATACAGGATAAAGCCCGTACTCGCCGGCTCAACCGCATTATATACGATATCCACTATATCAAACTGATCTGCCATGTTCAATATCCTTTCTCAGCGAGTTTATCAAATAACGTTCGACTCTGTTTCTTGATCCAATCCTCGGCATGTTCCGTGGCGACAGAGATAACATCCAGATTTTCGATTGCTTCCACATACTTGGCATAAGGCATAGCGGCTACACCAATCAATACCCAGCCCCTTTTATAAAGAGGGATCAGCTCGGAAACCAAACGTTTCGCTTCCCTGATACCGGTCTGTTTATCCGTTCCTTCCGTGGATTGCTCATAGTTCTCGGTCAATATATCGCCATCCTTAACGATCACATAACCGATTGAGCTACGGAGGTTACCGGTATGATTCTGATAGTTCCCTTTTTTTCGAGCGATCTTCACGAACTCTTCCCCGGCACGTTGCAATAACTTGTATATCCTCTCTTCCGCCCGATCCACATAGTAATCGAACCAACGCCCTACTTCCCTATCACTCCACATCGGAGTCAAACCACCTTTCCTTGCCATAAACTACACATAGATTACAGAGTGAGTCTGAAACGGTTCCCAGCTAATGATATCCACATCGAGAGCGATACTGTCAATCCGGATATGCTTCGCGTTTTCCACAGGACGGGCTTTGGTCGAAAACTCACCATGCACGATGAACTCTCTTCCATCGACGTTCCGCTTCAACTGCTGTCCACTATTGGACGGGTAGTATTGCCCAGTGACCTCTATTTCCATCGGTTTACCGGCAACCAATTCCCCTTTGACCAATTGACAGGATTGAATCGTCACTATCGCAGTATGTGAATATCGCTTTACCATCTGTTTCTCGCCCTTCCTTTGGGTACCTCGATCTTATTGCCTATCAATTCCGCTTTCTCCGGTTCTCCTCCCTCCCGGTATAGTCGTTTCGCCGTAGCGTCATACCATGCACGGGGATACGTGATGGAGAGCTTGTTTTCCGTGAAGTCCGG